ACTCTGCTCCACGGTAAGGTCAGGTTGCCCTGTTCACCCGAAAGGGCGGCTGGGGCGTTCACCCGGTACGTCGAGTGCGATGAGGAGGTTCGAAACCGTGTACAGTCCGATTCCCGTCCTTCCGGGACCCAGAGGGTCCGGAGGATGGCTTCGCTACTGTTTGGCGACGTCTTCGACGCCGTCAGTCAGGACATCGAGACTTTTGGTCTTCGTCCTGTCCACGGTCCGGGTTCTGTTGCCGATCGCACTGGTTGGAATGCTCGTTGGAGTATCCGCCGGTGGACCGACCGACTGGAGACCGTCTTCCCTTTTGGGGAGTACTGTGTCCCCAGCCCCCGCTACATAGCGGAGGCAGAGCCCACCTTCATCGCCCCTGAGCAGGAACCACCCGTGAGGGTCGTTGCTGTTCCTAAGACGCTCAAGACACCGCGGATCATCGCTATCGAGCCCCTGCACATGCAGTACATGCAACAGGGACTGATGCGATCGCTGGTCCGCGCCATCGGCAGGTCGCGTTTTGCGCGTGACCTGATGAGCCCTCTGGACCAGACGCCTAATCAGCGCTTGGCTCGTGAGGGTTCGCTCGATGGGTCACTTGCTACCCTGGATCTCAAGGAGGCGAGTGATCGTGTCTCGAATCAGTTCGTCGAGCTTATGGTGCGTCCGTGGACTCCTTTCTGGGAGGCTTTGGATGCCTGCAGGTCTCGGACGGCTGATGTACCTGGTCACGGTGTTATTCCGCTGGCCAAGTTCGCGTCCATGGGTTCGGCGGTGTGCTTTCCGATTGAGGCGATGGCTTTTACTACCATCGTCTTTCTCGGGATCGAGCGCCACCGAGGCACCCCGATGTCCAGCGAGGAAATTGCATCACTCGTTGGACGTGTGCGCGTCTTCGGGGACGACATCATTGTCCCCGTCGAATACACGCAGGCGGTCTGTGAGGAGCTGGCGGCCTATGGCCACCAGGTCAACACCGACAAGTCTTTCTGGACTGGGAAGTTCAGGGAGTCTTGCGGCACCGACTGGTACGACGGCTACGACGTTTCTGTCGTTCGCTGTCGATCGGTTCTCCCCGCAGATCGGAACTCTGTCACCGAGCTCGTGTCCGCCGTCTCGTTGCGAAACCAGCTTGCTGAGGCTGGCTTTCAGCGAACCGTGGATTACCTCGACAACGTGATCGAACGGATCATTCCGTTCCCTTACGTCGAGAGGACGAGTCCGGCGTTGGGGCGTTGGGATCCGTCTGGACGTGTAATTATCCAGCGGAATTCCGAATTCACGCATCAGCCCGAAGTCCGGGCCGCTGTGGTGAGCTCCTCCTCTCCTGTTGATCATCTGGAGGGTTGGGGTGCCCTGATGAAAACGTCCTCGCTTCGGGGCGACGAGCCCTTGAGCGACGGACATCTGGACAGAGCCGGACGTCCTGACCGTCTACGCATCAGAGTCAGGT